TGTACTCTACCAATGTCTGGAGAAAATATATTAACCAATTTAGCTAGTTCTGGAATAGCATGATAAACTTCTGTTGGAGAATTAAAATTCTCTTCCTTCATTTCAACATCGTGATATTTTTTCATATAACCAAAACTATTAAGATGATAGTTATCCATAACATCTCCGCTATGACTTGTGATAGGAAGACCCCATCTGTTATTGACTATATCTTTTTTTTGATTGTATGGGCACCAGTTATTATCAAATTGCTTTAATTGGTCTTTAACATCATATTCATTTATTGTTAAATTTAATTTAGCATAACTTCCTAAATTAGTTAAACTATTCCATAAAATAGCTCTTTCTTTTTCTTCCTCGGTCATAACGAACCTAACTCCTTAAATATTTCTCTAAAATTAGTGCCTCTAGTTTTATCACACGATTCAAGATATTCAACACTTATATCTAACTTATTGCTATGATCTTCGGACATCATGTACTTTAACATCCCTTCCCATCGTTGTCTACCATAAATTGAATTATTAAATTCGTCAACATTATATGATGATAGAAAATTTTCAATTCTATTTTTAGCAAGTATCTTTAAATCTAGAGGCAATACTTTGATATTCAAATAATTAGGATATGTTACTAAATGCATTCCTATTAATCCACCACCAAATGGTGCTAAATTAATCTTTTTAAACTTTTGATCTAATTTCCATTTTACTAAATCGTCAATATACATAATATTTAATAATTGCACAGCACATGCTATATTAACTATAATGTGATCTTCAGTATTATCTAATTTATTAGCAACAGCAGTTAGCTCATCCCATTTAGAAGGATATCTAATATAATCATTCTTATCTCCAACTGCGTCAATAGAAAGATTAAATCTAACTTCTTTAAAATGATGCCAAAGATTAAATAGCCTATCTGATATGTCTAATCCATTAGAATTGTATCTTAATATACAATTTTTAGCATTGTTAGTTTCAACCATAAACTCAAGTATCTTATAATGTTCAGGTATTAGTAACGGTTCGCCGCCGGCAAAATACAATTCTTTAATATTTTTTACTTGGGATTTCATTGAGTTAATAAATGAACCTTTCTTATACCAAGTATAATCATAATCTATTGCCCATCTTTGGTCAATTCTCAACTCTGGATGTTTATAATTTGGGTTTTGTACTTTCCAATCTTTAATCCAACCAGAACTATCATGCGGAGAACACATAATACATTTCAATTGACATAAATTGCCAAGTCTAAGATCAAAATAAGGAATATTTACTGGCAAACTTCCGTCATCTTTTGTTTGATTTACTATTGAGTCAATATCAATTCGATCTTTCCATTCGGCAGTTTCCCACAACCTCTTACTATTAATTCCAATGTCTTCTTCTTTGTAACATTTAAGACAACTATTAGGCCTATCGCCCGCTAACATTGTTTGACGAACATTTCTCATATAATCACTGTTCCATACTTCTTCAATTGTATGTTGTCTAAGATTTAATGTAGTTCCATTATTTGTTACTAAGCCTGCTTCTTTATCTGCTTGCTTTCCACTTCCGCTGGCGTTAGCAGTCGCACACAACCGTACATCGCCATTTGGTCTTGTAGCAATATGAATCCAAGGTAATGGGCAAATAGTTTTAGAATTTTTCATTTAAATTGCTCGTTAAGTTTATCAAAGTACCCGCATTGGCGATTACATTCCTTTAATGGAATATTCTCCCATGTTTTTTCTATCTCATTAAAATAATTGTTTTCGAATATTTCTTGGAAAGAATGATTATTTAAATTCAAATTTTTAAATCCTATATCTTTATAATTAATTAAACTAGATACGTTAGGCATGATTCCAGAATAATCTAACCAACAACACGGAGCAACACTTCCATCTGCACCTACATATAATGAACTTTCATTTTTAGCTTTACAACTTATTTGTGTTTTATCTTCAATATTAGTAACAGAAACTTTTTTAGATATGTTAACGCTCTTTTCTGATGGATAAATTATATGGCTAGTTTTACCTTCTTTAGTAAGAACAGTTAAAAAATCTCCTCTAAATCTAGATGAATTTTTTTGGGCAAACTCAATGAATCCCATTTCTTTACTTAACTTTTCACAATCTAAAACTTGATGCTGGTTATGAGCAAAAACTAACATATGCCACTTTGCTACTCCGCCTGCTTGTATAAAAGTTTGAGCATTCTTAATTATTTTTTCAAAAGAAGTTCCGATACGATAAAGTGAATGAGTGTCTGATAAACCATCAATTCCAAAAGTAACTTGGACTTGTATGTTAGCTAGGTTTATCCACCATTCTTGTGTTTGAGCACTGCCATTTGTATGTAATGCTAGACGTATATTTGGATTAACTTCTCTTAAATATTGAAATACTTTAAGAGTATCCTTAGCTATGATAGCATCACCTAAATTTCCGCACATATACAATCTATCCAACTGCCTAATAAATGATTTAGGAAACCATTGTTTAAATTGATCAATCGTTATTTCTGTTTCTTTTAACCAAGGATTTACTATACCTCCTTGTATATTACGAGGACACATAGGACAACTAGCTTGGCATTTACTAGTTAATTCTAAATGTATTACTTTGATGTCTATTAGATTATACATCGTGATTGGTTCCAATTAACATAAATCTATTATACTTTGGCAATTCCAAGATAGATGATGTTAATATCTTTATACTACTTTGATCTATAAAATGATCAATATCTTCTGCACATCGAATATGTTCATCTAATTGAAAATAATTATTGCTTTGTAATACAATAAGAGCTCCTTTAGGAATTTTTGATAACCATTTATTATAAACATCTTGAGTAATGTGTTCACAACTTGTGTTAATAACAATATTTGGAAAAAACCTATAATTATAATCTATCATATTACATGTAATTGCTTCAAATCTATTAGATATATGCTCAATTTTATTCATTGTCCTTGCGATCTCTTCACATTGCGGATCAATATCAATAGACACAATGTTGTTAATCTCGATAGAGGATTGAAATAATAAACTTGCTAAAACTCCATTCCAGCCGCCATGTATTACAATATCATTATTAATAGAAGAAACATGTGCCATTAAATGATCTATTAACCAAATTTTACTTCTAATTTGTCCTTTCCAAAAGCTTTCTAAGGTTCGATATCTATCTTCACTATTTCGAATAGCATCCATCCAAAATAAAACATGTTCAATGTCAAAGTTCATGGTTACCACCATTAAGATTTTTTTTAATTTCTTTTGTAATTCTCTTACACTGTTTTTTGATCTTTTGAAAGAAAGTTAATTCTTTTTGTTCAGGTATCTTAATATAACTGTCTATATCAAGATATTTTAATATATCTCTAGCTAAAGCAGCATGTCCTTCTACTCCAGTATGATGATCATCATCGAGTGCTATTGGATAATTTTCCTCGTATTCTAACATATAGAGAGGAATATGATTGATATTTTCTCCTAATAAATTAAAACAATTTGTATTTTTCCTATCTATTACTAAATGATAACTTTCTATCTTTTTACGGTTGAAAATATAATTAGCATGACTAATATATAATGATGTAGTTATTTCATCATCATATTCTCTATTCATTATACGATAATACATGTTAGCCCATGCTTTTTCTTCCATCATCCATGTACCGATATTTTGAATTTTATACTTACTTTCTAAAATAGAAGTTCTGCTAATCTGAGACCACATAACAAATACTAGATCGTCATCTTCAAAATCAAAATTTGCTATTTCGTGCCAGATGCGTTTATTACTAGAAGCTATCATAGAACGATTAACGCAATCTCTATCTAGCGCATCGGCGATAAGGTTTGGCCATGCTACTGAACTTGGCTTAGACAGATTATTATAAGGAGGATCCCAGCAATCGGGTAATCCAAAACCAAAAGTTAATGAACATCCAAAAGCTATTAATCTCTTTTTTTTCATTTATATTTTGGAACCTTACTATCGGCTGAACTAACACAACTAGTAGTTATACAAGGTGTAGCTGTATCGAATAATTTAAATCCTGTTTCTAACGTTCCTAAAAGTTTATCATGACAACTATACGCACGTTTAACTTCGTTTCCTCTTATTATTAAACTTTGATATCCGCTATTACAATTCCATCCTTTAAACTTATTAAATCCAAAAGAATTAAATCGTTCAGCTTGATCAAAATCATATGTATTTCCGTGGCAATCTTTTAATTCTATTTGATAGATAGCATCATATTTAACATGTTGAGGAAATCCTGTCTGCATAATATCTTTCATTTCATCTGTATAACC